ATGTTAGTTGATTTTCATTTAAACGTTAAAGGAATTAAGGGTCATAACAATGTGTACTTCGATATACAAAACGATTACCCAAAGAAGAAATGGTTGTTAAAAAATGATAATAAATTTCTACCGTCAATTTTAGATTCATACGGAATCAAATCAAAATTCTTAATAAGTTGTCTTAATAAAACTTTAGAAAGACCAATACATTTGAGTTCATTAAATTATTTGTGCAAATTATTTGGTGAAAATCATATTGAATATCTTAAAAAAATTGATTGGGAACTCCATTGTTATGATATACCACCAAATAATAAAATACACGAATTAAAAAATGATTCAGAAAAAAGTTGTATGGTAAAAATTGTTAACAATTGGGAGACGGAATCTATTAAGACAGATTCATTAGTATATTCTCTTAATAAACTTTTTACCATTCGTGATTTATTAGAATCGAAGGGAGTTGTTTTAAAATTTAAAGCGAAGACCGACGGTGAGTTTGAAAATCATATGGAGTCTTGGTCGGGGATTAAATTTCATTTCGCACGTGGTTATAAAGTAAAATATGATTTACCCGTAGAATTTATAAATGACATTGAACAGGATATAAAAATAGGTAATGAAATTTTTAAACCTAAGGTTTTAGTAAATGAGGATGAGTTCAGATTAGAAGGATATAATATGAAAAATTGTATGTCTAAACAATTTCAACACGGATCATTGTATATATTTGTCGCCTTACAACATAAAAGAAAAAGAATTAATTTACAATACAGAAAAGGTAAATTGGTACAATCCTATGGGAAGGCAAACACTGCCGTTTTACCTGTATTTAACAACGCCACAGATGTCTTAAGTGATAGATTTAGTAAGTACACAAATATGGAGTGGAAAAAAGAAAAATACGACTTTATAAGTCATTGATAATCAATTAAAAAAAATATTTTAATTTTTTTTGGCATTTCAAGAAATACTTTTTAAATTTGTCTTGTTCTTAAACTACTAAACTAAATAACAAATGAAGTATTTCTCGGTATGTAGTGGGATTGAGGCTGCCACGGTAGCTTGGTCACCATTAGGTTGGGAGTGTGTAGGTTTATGTGACTACGCCTCTTTCCCTCAAAAAGTATTGTCACATCACTATCCTAACGTCCCATTATTTTCTGATTTAACTAAACTAAACGATTATGAAACCTACAAAAACCTCAACTGCGACGTATTGGTCGGAGGAACGCCTTGTCAATCTTTTTCCGATGCAGGACTCAACAAAGGAATGGATGATATCCGTGGTCAACTCTCCCTTAAGTATGGAGAAGTTCTTAAAGACAAACGACCAAGATGGTTCGTTTGGGAAAATGTCGAAGGCGTTTTTAAGAAAAAACACAGAAGAGCGTTGTGTGAAATCATCTCCTCTTTCACAGGTACTAACTTCCAAGTCCAAGACCTTGACAAACAAGGAATCGTCCAAGGAGAAGAGTACTCAATCGCTTATCGGGTTTTCGACAGCCAATACTTCGGAGTTCCCCAACGACGCAAAAGAATCATCATTGTCGGATATCGTGGAAAAAATTGGAAAGTCCCATTCTCAGTATTATTTGAAGAAGGATGTTTTGAAAGCGTTAAAGAAAAGAATAAAATCAAGAGGGATGAGTACACCCAAAATATTCTTGGACACATTAAACTCGCAGGTACAGTAACTAAGTCATATGCACGGACATTAGTCGATGGGTTTGGTAAAGTATCAACATCAAACTATTGGGTTGACAATGAATCGATTCGTGTCTTTACTGAAAGAGAACTTGAAAGACTTCAAGGATTTCCTGATGGTTATTTAGACTTTGAAGTTGATGGTAAGAAACCATCATATTCAAGCATTAAAGGTGCAATTGGTAATTCAATGACCGTTAATGTAATGTATTGGATTGGTCAACGAATCAACTTCATTGACAATTATATTGAATCACAAAAAGTTTTGAAATCTCAAAAAAAATAACTATATTAGATTATGGAACCTAAAGAATCAAAATCAAATAGTCATTTTTGGATAAGTATTGTAAAATCAGGCATCAGATTTGGTGCCTGTTTTTTTCTTTTTCAAGGTGATGTAAAAATTGCAGCAACACTGTTCGGACTGGCAGAAGTCTTAGGTATTGCTGAAGAAATATTTTAACATGAAAACAACAGAAAGACCAACAAATAATCTCAACACAGTAGTGTTCGAAGAACTGAACTTTCAATCACATCCAGCAGGAATGGGACAACAGTGTATAGTTCAATTCTCAAATGGATATGGTGCGAGTATTGTACAAGGACCACATACTTATGGTGGTTCAAAGGGATTATATGAATTAGCTGTCTTTGGTAAAGACGGTGGAATCACATACGACACACCAATTACCGATGATGTTCTTGGTTATTTATCAGAACAAGATGTTGAAAAGACATTATTGGACATTAAAAATTTAGTCTAATGACAACCGAAACCAGATTAAAAACCGCTTTTGTAATATCAATTTTAACATCATTATGGTTAACGGTAATGTGGAATAATAGTATCATAACTGTAAAGGAACAAAAAAACAAAATTGACACTTTAACTCACGTATCAGATAGTTTACATGATGAATTATTTATCATTAAGGTTGAATTGGGGAGACATGAATTGACAAGAGATTATTTCTTCGAAAAACATCCCGAACTTCAATTGGAGTATGAAAATTTTATAAATCACGAAACAGAATAAAATATGTCAGATGAAGAATTTAAAAAACATATTAGTGGTGATCTAAATTTAGGTGGAACAAAATACTTAAACATAAAGGCCAGCACTATTATTAGTATGAATGAACAATTTATAGTTTATACTGAGGATGGACCAAAGTATTTGAATGTTAACATTAGTGCGGATTTTGACGAGATACCAAAAAAATACCACGAAGTGTTTTTAAATGTGTTGACATCAAAATACTCAAATTCAGTTTCATTTGGAAATAATCCATTTTCAGAATGTAAACCAGTTCAAAAAAAGAAATGGTGGCAGTTTTGGAAAACACAATATTTCACAAAATAAAAATACGCACATGAAAATATTAGGAGCATTATTTATTACAATATTCTTGTGGATTACTTATGAAATTTGGAGAGCACCTTTAATGGAAGAAACCCAAGATGGGAAATTAAAAACTAAACGACCAACTAAAAAACTAAGTGACTTATGGCGAAAGCAACGTTAGAATACGATTTGAGTGATCCGGATGATGTTATGGCACATCTAAGAGCGGTTAAATCTTTAGATATGGCAATGGCTTTATGGGACATTGTACATAACACTAAAAAAGGTTTAGAATGGTCAATGGAGGGTAAAGAAATTGACAAATATGATGCTTTAGAATTGGTGTATGAAAAGATACACGAAATCTTAAATGACCATAATATTATTACGGATGAACTAATTAACTGATATTTATCATATAAACAAATATTATGGCATACGGAAATAAGGTAATAGATCATTTCAATAACCCACGAAATGTAGGTACTTTGGATAAAAGTAAATCTAATGTAGGTACGGGATTAGTGGGAGCACCTGAATGTGGTGATGTCATGAGACTACAAATTGAAGTAATTGACAATATCATTGTTGATGCTAAATTTAAAACTTTTGGATGTGGTTCAGCAATAGCATCATCGTCCATTGCCACAGAATGGTTAAAAGGAAAGAGTATCGACGATGCTTTAACAATTGATAACATGGATTTGGTAGAAGAACTATCATTACCACCAGTTAAGATACATTGCTCGGTATTGGCTGAAGACGCCATTAAATCCGCAATAAACGATTATAAACAAAAACAAGGATTAGAAGAATTAATCTTTGAAGAAAATCATATCTAATGGTAACAGTATCAGAAACGGCAGCGGTAAAGTTAAATTCACTAATCGAAGAAAGTGGATTTGCAACGCCATATGTTAGAGTGGCGGTTAAAGGTGGTGGGTGTAGTGGGTTATCTTATGACCTTTCATTCGACACAGAAAAACAATCATCAGATACTCTTGCTGAAGATAAAGGTGTAAAAATATTAGTTGATAACAAATCTCTATTATATTTGTATGGAACCGAATTGGAATATAGTGGTGGTCTAAACGGAAAGGGGTTTCAGTTCGTTAATCCTAATGCATCCCGCACCTGTGGATGTGGAGAATCTTTTTCTTTGTAATTTTTTATTCTCAATTTTATTTTGTATATTTTTATTAAACAATAAAACAAAATATTATGCCAGAATTTACAACTGAAATAGACATCGACCCAAGTGAGTTTGTCGAATCTTGTAGCAACACAGAATTGAAAAGGTTAGTTGAAATCTTAGAAGAAGATGGATACATCCAACCTTCGGAAGAAACAACAAGTAAAAACCATGGTGTTTGTCGACCTAATGTCAATGACCAAATATTTTGGGAGAACCTAGAACGTCTTGCAAAGTGTAGAGACTTATTATCATTAGAAGAGGAAAATTTCATTAATAATCTTGCAAACAAATTTAAACACTTACGTTAATGAAAGTGTTAGAATTATTTGCCGGTAGCCGTTCAGTAGGAAAGATTGCTGAGGAATTAGGAATGGAAGTGTTCTCATCCGATTTAATTGAATTTGAAGGTATTCATTACCCAATTAGTATATTAGATTTTGATGTAACCAAAGTACCATTTCAACCCGATGTAATTTGGGCCTCACCTCCCTGTACTGGTTTCAGTGTTGCCGCAATTGGTCACCATTGGGCTGGCGGCAAAGGTGCCTACATACCTAAAACAGAAACCGCAAAATTAGGTATTGAGTTAGTTAGGAAGACGTTGGAAATCATCAATCACTTTCAACCAACATATTGGTTTATGGAAAACCCACGTGGAGTTCTTCGTAAATTAGATGTCGTTAAAGGATTGAAAAAGAATTCTGTTACCTATTGTCAATACGGTGACGAACGAATGAAACCAACTGACATATGGACCAACAGCGATGTATGGGTTCCAAAACCTATGTGTAAGAATGGAGATCCTTGTCATGTTGCGGCACCAAGAGGTAGTAGAACAGGAACACAAGGTCGAGCAAATGCATACGAAAGAAGTAAAATACCCGAAGAACTTTGTAGGGAGATTTTAAAAAGTTGTTTATGAGAGACATAAAAAAAATATACGTTTGTGGTGGGAGTCAATGTATTGGTGCTGGATTCATATGGAAAGATGTTAAGAAAATTTACAAAGAACAACACAATATTGATATTGATAATCATTTAGATTTTGCTTATCCAAACATACTCGCAAAAAAGTTAAACGTTGAAATTATAAACGAGGGAGCACCTGGCGGGTCCGTTACTCGTATGTTAAGAAAAACATACGATTATCTTTTAGAAAACCACTCAACAATAAAAGAGACTTTAGTTATATTAGAGGTACCTCCAGGTTGGAGAGAGGAGTTAAATTCAATTGATTTAGGTAGAACAATTAATATGACGGTTGGTAATATTTTATCTCCCGATGATGAGACTGATGTTGCTTGTGGTAATAATAAAAAAGATACACATAAGATACACAAGGACGCAACAACTTACTTTAACAGTTTTGTTGATTACTATTTTGAAAGAGACAAGTGGATGGCGAATTTAGTTGGGTTGATTTCTTTTTTAAAGTTAAATGATGTTGAACATATCATTATGGATAGTGGTGATTTAGATTATTTTTTAAAAAGAAAAAAAGTTAAATTAAATTACAACTTTGTTTGGTTTAGTGATAAATTTGAAAGACCTATGGGTCAATGGGCCGATGATGAGGAGTTATTAATTAAACATGAAACATACGGATTGTCTAATGATGAACATATGGGAGTAAAGGCAAACCAAATGGTTGCGGATAAATTATATAAAATGATTACAAATGAAAATCAATCATCCGTTAGTTAAGGGGGTTGTTAAAGAAGTAAAACCAAGAATATATTGTGTGACCATTGATGACGATTATGATAGAGCCATGTTGTTCTGTCGTTATCAAGAATTCTATGAATCACCATACAAAAAATTTAGAGGTAAACCATTTACATGGATGGAGTACATGAGATTCTATAAAAACTCTTGGAAAAAAAGAACGTTCACATATCCGGACGATTGGGCAGGTTATAACATACCGAGTAATATGTTACAACAAGCACACCACATATTTTGTAAAGATACCGAATACGATTTGATTATGAATGACATTTATTGGTATTGTACAAATGATGTAATGGAAAAGAACGATGGTAGACAAACTGATTGGTATTTGATTGGTGCGAGTAGTAAAGACTTAAAGACAATGGATCACGAGATTGCTCACGGAATATATTTTACTAACAGTGAGTATAAAAAATCGGTCACTAAACTTATAAAAAAAATCAAACCAACTCATTACGAGAAGTTAAAAAAGAAACTAATCAAGATGGGATATGTGAACGATAAAAAGATTATTGATGATGAAATTAATGCCTTTATGTCAACTGGTTTATATAATGGATTAGACACAAAAGAACTTAAAAAGTACGAAAAAGAATTTATTAAAAATTTTCGTAAGTTTACAAAATAATTTAAAACGATATGGAAAATATTTTTGAAAAAATAATTAGGGTATTCTTATTTATTGTGATGGTTAGTTTAGGAACCTTTCTATTAATTTGGACGTCTATTTTTATGTACACAATTGCGGCTGGAGTTTATTATGGACTCACAAAATAATTAACATATGAAAATTGTTATTGTAAGTGGATATTTTAACCCTCTTCATAAGGGACACATTGAGTATTTCAATAAGTCCAAGGAGTACGGTGACAAACTCTATGTAATTGTTAATAACGACAAACAGAGGGAATTAAAGGGTAGTAAAGAGTTCCAAGATGAAGATGAGAGAATTTTCATAATCCAAAATCTAAAAATGGTTGACCGGGTGTTTTTATCCATCGATAAGGATAGAACTGTTTGTGAAACAATTGGTATGATTCATTCTTTGGAGGACCAGTCGGACGAACTATTCTTTGCTAATGGTGGGGACCAAATTAACGATACAATTCCCGAGAGACAAGTATGTGATTGGTTAGGTATAAAATTGATTGACGGTTTGGGGGATAAAATACAATCTTCATCTTGGTTAATTAAATAAAATCTAACGTAGAAAAATACAATTTTCGTGATATATATGTTATAGTAAAAACATATTAATGCAAGAAGAATTCGTACCGTATCATCAACATCTTTTGATGAAGATTTGGATTACAAACCCACCGAAAGAGGTGGAGGTTCTCAACAAATGGTTTGTTGATTTAGTTCATAAAGTTAAAATGGAGGTAGTCGGTGGTCCGACAAGTGTTTACGTGGATTATCCGGGTAATGAGGGTTTAACAGGGACAGTAACACTCGCAACATCACATTCATCAATACATATTTGGGACCAAAACCAACCAGCAATGGCTCAATTTGACATTTATAGTTGTAAATGTTTCTCATTGTCAGACGTGTTAGAACAATTTGAACCTTGGGGTATTATTAATGTGGAGTGGGTAATGATTGATAGAAACGATAAACCAACGGTAATATCCGAAGGTATTTGGTCCCCACAATTGCAATATATCGATGAAAATTCTTAAAAAAAATTGGAATATACAAGAATTGCACGTAACTTCGTGGCTATTAAAGGATATGTTTTGGTGTCTGAAGTTTACTTGGTTAGCAACTCTAATGGTAATTCCGACTTCTATTTTAACAATTTATCTTTTAATTACAGAAAAAAATAATAGAGATATTAACTTAACATTGACATCGTGGGTATTCATGAATGTTTTTTGGATGTTACACGAACTACAAAACTTACCGTTTTGGATAGTTCAAATCTTTATGTTATTAGGTATTTTCAATACCTTTAGATTAATTGTTAAACGAAGAAAAAATGAAAGTAATATTTTTAGATCATGATGGTGTGATTTGTTTATCAACGGAATGGGGTGGTAGACACAAAAAACAACAAAAAGCTGGACGTAAGTTAAGTCAATCGGTAGAATCTTTACCGGTCGACGCGCGCTTTGACAATTTTAATAAGAAAGCAATTGGAATACTAAATGAAATACTGGAAGAAACTGATGCTGAAATCGTTGTCTCATCTGATTGGAAAAGATGGGCCACTGTTGAGGAGATGGGTGAATATTATGAGTCACAAGGAATCAAAAAGAAACCAATAGCGTTCACAAAGAAACTAATTGATAGTGACGTACCCCAAAATTTTGTATGGTCACCGAGATGGGAATTAGAACAAGAACGTTCAATTGAGATTAATCAATACCTACAGGACCATCCCGAAATAACTCATTGGGTTGCGGTGGATGACCTGAATATGGGTATTCCACAAACACACGATACTTGGGGTGACATGATAATGGAGTGGGGTTTAACTAACTTTGTGTTAACACCAAAGAGTATTGAGGGTATTAAACAAACAGGAATTAAAGAGAAAATTTTAAAATATTTATTATAATGGAATCATTTTTAGTAGTTGCGATTATCATTTTTAGTTTTTCGGCTCTAATCTCATATTTTTGGGTTCGAGGAATTGACCATATGCAAAAAAATCATCCCGATTACAAGGGAGATGACCTATTTGGTATATTTGATGAAGACGATAAAAATCAGATTGGGAATGGTTAAAAACCAAAATATCTTGATATTTATATTAATATGAAAAAGTCACTTATAGAAGAGTTAGAAAGAATACATAGTCTAACATATGGTAAAAAGATAATTAGTGAGGAGGGATTTTTAGATACTCTTGCTAAAAGATTGAAATCGTTTTCCGATTCTAATAAAGTTGACGACCCAAAGAAGGCGGATTTTGTGGATAACGACGTTACAAAATTCTTTACCGACCTTAAATCCATCAACGAACCTGTAAGTCAACAGAGGTTAGGTTCAATGGAATATCAAAAAAACGTAGAATTAATTCAAATCGGGTTAATTTTATTAGGATATGATTTACCAAAACATGGTGTTGATGGTTTATTTGGCCCTGAAACTGCAATTGCAGTTAGAAATTTTAAAAGGGATAACAACATATTGTCTGAAGGGTCATCACCATATACTGGTGGTGGAAATATAAGGTTGAGTAGTAATGTTAAGAATGGTGTTAACAATGATATTGATACTACGTTACAAAATAAAATAGAATCAATAGCATCTGAATATGGTAAATCTTTTGAGATAACCTCAGGTTACCGAGATCCAGAATATAATGAAAGAGTACATGGTGCGAAACAATCACAACATTTACAACGTAAAGCGGTTGACATAGTATTATCTAATAAAACTAAGGAAGATACATTACGTTTTGTTGAAATAGCATCTAAAAACGGTATTGGTGGTATTGGTGTATATTCACCCGGTGTTATTCATATCGATGTTAGACCTAATAAAGTAGCGTGGGGTTCCGATCATAGTAGTGGTTCAATTCCTGGGTGGGCTAGACAAACACTTAATGCCCACATGGCAAGTAAAATAGATAGTGGGTATGTTTCAGATTATGACCCAAGTATGGATAGTTCTTCATCAAGTGGAGGAACAAATGAAACATTTACTCCTGAAATGGTTGTAACAATGGTAAATCAATTAGAATCAAAGGGAGTTACTAGCGAAGATTTAAAAACATTAATAGACCTTAAAAAGAAAGTAGGTACACTTGCAGGTGTTGCGGCAACTGATTTTGCTAAGATGAATAATATAATCATAGATAAGTTAGAGGGTGGATATTACCATCCTAAAATGTTAAAGGACGGTAGGGTAAAGGATGGTAGATATGGTGGGTCAGGTGAGACTATGTTTGGTATGGATAGAAAAACAGGAGAATGGGAGTCAAGAAGTGAAGAGGGTAGACAATTCTTCAAAATATTAGACAATGCTGACGCTTCAAGTAAATGGCCATGGGGTTATATGGGTGGAGAATACGAAACTAAGTTAAGGGAACTATCCGCGGAAATGACTAAGAGAGAATATTTGACTAACACTAAAAATTATTTAAATTCCGATACTCAACAAATTGTCAACTCAAGTGCTAAATTAACATTCAATTTTATATATGCAACATACAATGGACCAGGATGGTTTCAAAGGTTTGCTAAAGTGATTAATGGTGCTGTTAGTGAAGGTATAACGGACCCTGAAGAACTAAACAGATTGTTCCTCGAAAGAAGAAAGGGAAGTCCAAACTCATTAATTGCACAAGGGGGAAGAAAAATGGATAGTTTCATGGACACATCTATTGCTTAATTAATCTATTTTTAGTAGTATTTATATTATTATAAGAATATCCACAAATGAAACAAATATTAAAGAAAGACTTACTTAATCTAATCACCGAATCCAATATGGAGATGGATGAATTAGCATATAAAGCTAAAGGAACCCAAGACAGTGGTGGTAGAATACGTAAATTCGTTCCCATTTTCAAAGACGATAATGATACAGATATTCCTGACGGATGGTATGTTAATCCAAACCAAGTTGAGGGAGAAGAGAAGGCTTATTTCTTTTTAGAAGGACAAGAACTTGATGTTTTTACAGAAGCCAATAGAGAATTTTTAGATAGTATTGCAAACAAAATAGGACAAGATAGGGTTTGTCTACAAGACGGAAATAGAACTAAATGTCAACCAAGAAGTATGAAGACAGGTGCTCAATATGTACCAACAGGTAATAAAATGCCGTCAGAAACTAAAATTAAAAGAGAGTTGAATTCATTGGTCGAAGAGTACATGGCGTCTCCTGAAATGTCGGAAAAATTATCTAAATTAAGTATTCCTGAAGTTAGAGCAAGAGATAGAAAACATTTAGATAGATATGGTAAAGTAAATAATAATAGAATTGAATATGCTACACACACATTCAATTCATATGAATCATCACAACAATTTTTAAAATTCGTTACCTCAAGAATTACAGGTAAGGAAACACCAGAAGAGTTTAAATCTTACCACTTAGCTCGTCAATTTAATAAAAACTACCAACGTTGGGAAGAAACAAGAAAAAATTCAAAACAATACGCTGGTAAAACACCAGCATATATGTTGGACGCATATGGTTTTGATGAGGCAAATTTAGATGTTACAGTTAGAACTGACTTTAAAATAAATGGGGTTCTAACTAATGAAGAATATGTTTGGACGGTTAAGTTTACCACTAAATTTGGTAGAAAATTAAAAGAAGATAGATACCTTCCGGGTGGTTTAGATTTAGACAAAGAATTCACAATTACAAAGAGAGTATCGTTAGAAGGTGGTGAAGAATTTAATGAAGAACGTACCGTAATGGACAGTTTAACAATTAAATCTGGACTAATCGAAGCGTTAGACGAGTTAAAAGGTAAGATTATGGAATTAAAACCTATCGAAACATTAAAACTAGCAAACGTTAAAAAATACGATATTACTAAGAAAGTAGGTACTCAAAATTAATATAAGCCCCTCCTTGGATAGTATCCTTGGATTGACACACGTACGTGTTTCGCTCAACCCCTAAATTTATTTAGGGGTTTTTTATTACCGATATTTTTTCTTATATTTTTATTAATAAAGATGTGATAAAAAATATTGTACGATGATTGATTTAACAAAGGATGATGTAAAAAAAATAATAGGAAATAAAGATAATGCTATTGATTTTGTACTTTGTACAAAAACCGGAAAAACTTTTAAAGAACTTAAAAAATTAAAATCTGAAGAAATTTATGATTTATTATTTGAAAAATTAGACTACGACACTTTTCATAGTTATGTAAGATTAAAAATATTGAAAACGAAATATTCAAATGATAATTTTTTGATGTATTGTAAAAAATATGATGAGTGTACAAAAAAAATTAATGATGACTATGATTGTAACAAGGAATGGGCATTTCACCCATCTTTATATGAAGGAGAACAAATTAAAACAATCAGAAAATATAATACATTAGAAGAATCGTTAGAAGACCATTTAATAAAATGTAAAAAAAATTTAATTATAAAATCATATAATAATTCAAGAGCGTTCTTGTTTGAATATTTCTTAGTTAAAAATAATAATAAAATATTACCAACATTATCTAATTCTAAAGGTGTTGATGTGTACATTGACAAAAAATGGGATTTAAAAAATACCAGTGGGATTACGACACAATTTAAAAATGATTATGGTGAGGATTGGAAAAATGTTGCATTAAATAATCCGAAAATTGTCGCGGAATATTTATACACTAATCAAGGAGAAGAAAGATTTGATTTTAACGACAGAATTTTTATTATTGATTTATCAGATTCGATTAAATCAATATCAGAAATAGAACAAATTTGTAAGGATTTAAATTTTAACGAAGTTTATAAAATAGATTTTAACAAAGAAATAAATGGTATAAAAAATAACTACACCACCAATGCCATGGTGATATTTTTATAGATGAATTATATAGGAAGTAAACTAAGATTATTAGAATTTTTAGATGAATCAATAACGTCTATTGTAGATAAGGATTGCAAAACATTTTGTGATTTATTTGCAGGAACGGGAATTGTTGGTAAACATTTTAAAAAATTGGGGTATGAGATAATATCCAATGATTTACAATATTATAGTTATGTGTTAAATAGACATTTAATCGTTAATAACGATTATTTAAATTTTACAAATTTAAATAATCTAATCCCAAACTTGTTAGAATCCGAATTAAAAAATAAATCAAATATAGTTTGTGATTATTTGAGTAAACTCCCAAAAATAAATGGATTTATCTATGATAATTATTGCTCTGGAGGAACAATTAACAAGGAACATACGAGGTTATATTTTTCTGACATCAATGGTCAAATTTGTGATAGCATTAGAATTGAAATTGAGAATTGGAAAAATAATTTACTAATAAATGAGAATGAGTATTTCTTTTTATTGGCATCATTAATAGAATCCGTAGATAAAAAAGCCAACACAACTTCAGTGTATGGTGCGTTCTTAAAGAATTTTAAGAAAAGTGCATTAAATTTGGTTAAATTAGAATCTTTAGAGATAATTGAAAGTGACAAAAATAATAAAGTATTTAACATGGATGCTAATATTTTGATAAAAGAAATTACTCCTGATATATTATATTTGGATCCCCCATATAATAATAGGGTGTACGGTGATAATTATCATATTTTAGAGACGATTGCAAAATATGATAATCCCGAAATTAAGGGTGTAACTGGAAACAGATCAAATAAAACCGTATCGAAGTATTCAAGGAAGACCGAGGTTAAAAATGCATTCAAAGAATTAATTAAAAATGCAAATTCCAAATATATTTTTGTAAGTTATAACAATGAGGGACTACTATCATTGGAAGAGATTAAAGAAATAATGTCTACCAAGGGCGAATATGGACTTTTCACAAAAAAATACCAAAGGTATAAATCCGACATCAACAAAAATAAAGAAGACGGAGACTCATTAAATAGAAACTACAGTGATATTGAGACATTTGAATATCTACATTATGTAAAATGTGTATAAATTTTAAAAATATTTTTAGAAATATTTTGTTATATCATTAATAGGTTGTACCTTTGTTGTGTAAATAAAATTTTTACACTAAAACAAATTTTTATGAAAAATCAAGTAACAGACACTAAAACTGTGTCTAAAAACGAAGAAATGGTACCCGTTTACCACAGTTCTAAACAAATTGAAACTACGGATAGATTCTTTCTCGAATCTTTAACGAGTGTTAACTATGACACTTACACGGCAATCTACGAACTTTTAGATAACTCCAAAGATGCCGGCGCAACACGAATCGATGTTATTTATGACAAGAAAACGGCAACATTAATCATTAAAGATAATGGTTGTGGAATGTCATTAACCCAAGTTTTTAACAACATGGATTTAGGTTGTGATAGAACCTATACAAATAATCAGGTTGGTTATTTTGGTATGGGTATGAAAACATCAACATTAAATTTATTGAATACTGAAAATGAAACTGATTTATATTCAGCGGTGGAGATTCTAACAAATAATGGTGAAGAAAACACAAAATTAGTTTGGAAACCGTTAACAAATGTAAGAAACATTGACGCATTTGCTCTCCCAACAACCTCCGAAATTGGGACCACAATTTTAATTAATAATTGTGTTAATTTTCATCCATCGGTATTGAAAAAGAATTTGGGTGTAGTGTTTTATCCGACATTAAAAAATGGGATTGTCAAGATTTTTGTAAATGATGATGAGGTGATTGGTACCGACCCATTATATAGAAGTAGTGATAAAACTCAGACCAATTTTGTTGAGACGACTGTAAAAGATGAGGTGATTAAGATTGAGGCGGTAGCGTTGGATGTTTTGGAGGATAAAATTTCTTGGGACGAAAAAAAAGGTGATGAAGAAAAGGGTGAGAGTGATGATAAATGGTCATTTAAAAAGTATGGTTGTTTTGTAAATTATGGAGGTAGATACCTTGAAATTGGTGGAACAACTTGTGGAACGAAATTATTTGACTCGTGGTATAGTAGATGTAGAATTGAGTTTACCATCCCTAAGAGTTTAACCAGAGATTTCAATGTTAATTTTAATAAGACTTCAGGTATTAAAATTGATAAAGAGAAAATGCCTGACTTATATAACAAAATCGGATCACTTTTGTTGTGGGGTAGAAATAAGAGACAAGAGGAGAACAAACAAAAAAAGATGGTTCTTTCTGCTGAGCAGGAGAAGGAGAACGATGAAATTGCAAGAGCGGTAAACAAATCCGCAGTCAACGCTGGGTTTATTGCTCCCAAGACTGAGGAGGAAAAGGTAAAAGTATCGTTTGTTGCCAATCCAAATAAGAAATCGAAGGATGATAGTAAAGAAGGTGTAAATAGAAAGGCAAAGGTAATTGATAAAAAGATTTTAGACTTCCGTTTTGAACCATTCGAAAGTACGGGTATTTTTTGGAAGTTGTCTTATGAGAACAATAGATTTGTGATTTGTATTAATACAACTCACATCTTCTACAGAAGAATTTATTTGAATTTACCAAAGGAGTCGAAGTTAGGGTTTCAACAATTATTGGCATCAATGGCTCAAACCCAATATAGAATCGACGAGTACGGTGTTAATTCTGATGATGAATTCTTTTGGGACACTTACTGGTCACATGTTTCTTTGGACTTAGCAAAGATTATGAATAATTAATGATAGAATAAATGATATAATGAATCCTCACAGAAATGTGGGGATTTTTTTTATTGGGATATTTTGTGATATCAAAAATAATTTCTATCTTTGATGTGTAACTAACTAAACTATGAGCACTAACTACTACAGAGTACCGACACACGAGGAAATGGAGACACGTAAACAAACCTTAATCGAGTTTGTAAATAACCTTGAACTCACACCGGCAAATATTGAGGGTGGGTTTAGATTCATTAGTCCAAGAAAAGATTGGGAATGGTTCTCACCTTGGGAAATGTTTTTGGAAGATACTAACATACATTTAGGTAAAAGAAGTTCCGGTTGGAAGTTCTGTTGGAATTTTCATAAGGACAAGTATTATCACGATAAAGAAAGTCTATTAGAATTTATTCGTTCAGGTAGAGTTGTTGATGAATATGGTGAGGAACAGGATGTAAACGAATTTATCGTCATGGCACTTAATTGGGGGGAACCTAATGGATTAGTTGTCAATGAAATATATCGAATTCAACAACGTCAAAAAGGTGCGGGTTCATTCTTCGATAAACCAGAATACGATGATAGAATTGTAGATGGACTAAGAGTTTCATCATCAGATGATTTTTGTTAAATAAATTTTATTAAATGAGTAACGAATTAATTGCTGTACTGTCATTTTTTTGGATTGTATCCGCAATATATGTAATGGTCTATCACGGTAGACGTTGGAGGTTAGGTTTAGATATAATAATAGGTGCAGTAATATTGGGACCCATATTGGCGTTATTAATTGGGGACGATGAAGAAAAAATCATAAAAGAAAAACGAAAGAAAGAAAGAGAAACTAATGATAGACACAGAAAATGGTTTCAAACATTAGGATTAATTAATAAAAATGCGATTCCAAATTATAGTAGAACTATTCCACCCCCACCACCAATATCACGAATTGCTCAAGCACAATCAGAAAGAGAACGAGCAATTAGATCCGCAATAGAGAGAATAGAACCACCAAATAGAAGATACAATAATAAAGATTTTAAATTTTTCAGAGGGTAATGTTAAAGATATCAAACGATAGAAAAGTATGGGTGACTTCGGACACACATTACAATCACACCAACATATGTAGAGGTGTAACTAATTGGAGATTACCTAATGGTGATATACCTGAGAAACAAACACGCCCGTTTGAAACATTAGATAAGATGAACGCATCGATTGTGAACAACATCAATGAGGTTGTGGGTCAGGACGATATGTTAATACACTTTGGTGACTGGTCATTCGGTGGATTTGAAAGTATTGAGGAATTACGTAATAGAATTTGGTGTAAAGAAATCCATTTAATATATGGTAATCATGACCACCATATTGTTAATAATAGAGAGAACGTACAAAGACTATTCACATCGACACAATGGTTCCTACAATTGAACTATATGGGTGAGACGATGGAATGTATGCACTTTCCAATACTATCGTGGAATGGTCTTGCAAAGGGTCGTATACACCTTCACGGACACTCTCATTTACCTAATGAAAGAAAGATTTCATTTAGAAGAATGGATGTCGGTATGGACGGACATCCTGAATTCAGACCTTATGATTTACATAGGGAGATAATGAACCCAATGAAGAAACAACCAATAGGTTCTGAACTCGGACAAGATGATCATCATGTTGATGGAATGAAAAATGTTGTGGGATAATTTTTTAATTCTATTTTTTTTTCTTATATTTTATTATGACATTATTAGAGATACTTGAGGTTTATCAAGATGAAGAATTACTGATGGTCGACGGGTTCGATGAGGCGGTAATAGGTGTGGAGGCGCTTAAAATGAGATTAGTCTATGACATTAATAAAATGAGAACGATTTTGGTAGAAAGGGATAAAATGACCTTTGAGGAGGCCATGGATTTTTTAGATCATAATGTTTTAGGAACTTATGTTGGGGAACAAACGCCAATTTATGTGGAAATTTAAAATTAAATAAAAAAACTAATATTTATATAGAAAAGAGATATTATGTCAAAAATAGTTAAATTAAAACAATCAGATATAGAGAAAATCGTTACCAATATCGTTAACGAACAAATGAATGAAGAACCAATTGAATCTGAGACCACCGAAGGTGTAGGTGAAAATGGTGTTGTTTTGGGTGTTGCTAAGGGGGAAGATGGTAGATTTTACGTAATGAATGCCAAAACAGGAGAAATTTTAGGTGTAAAATAATTAGTTTAAATATATTTTTTAGTAAAACCCCACAGTTGTGGGGTTTTTTATTTGTATTTTTTTGGATATATCAAATTATTTGATTATCTTTGTCATATGAGTTATATAATTGGTAGTAAGTGTATATCGACTTGTGACACCGCGTGTGTTAAAGTATGTCCTGTGGATTGTATTAACGGTCCAATTGTTACTGATGGTATGGGTAGGGAAGTTGATATGATGGGTAAAAATGAATTAATGGGTCTGCAACTCTACATTAATCCTGATATCTGTATTGATTGTGGGGCGTGTGTTCCAGAATGTCCTGTAGACGCCATATACAAAGACGAAGATGAGGCAATTCATTTTGGTGAACTTGAATCAGTTAAAAAAAATTACGAATTTTACGGATTAACATATAAACAACGATGAGTGAGTTTAAACTATATTGTGACATGGACGGAGTCTTAGTTGATTTCGATAAAGGTTATAAAAAATTAACGGGTGATAGTCTTAATGGTGAACATAGAACCGACACGGACTTCTGGGACCCAATTAATAAGGCAGGATACGATTTCTGGATTAATTTAGAGTGGATGGGAGATGGTAAAAGATTGTGGAAATATATCGAGAAATATAATCCTGAACTTTTATCGGCACCATCTAGACAAAATGATTCGAGAGTTGCCAAACATGATTGGGTCAATAAAGAATTACCGGGCGTTCATTTGATATTGAGAAGTGCGAAACATAAGAAAGATTTTGCGGGACCTAAAAATGTTTTGATTGACGATAGATTGGATAACATCCAAGGGTGGAGAGATGCGGGTGGTATCGGTATTCATCATGTTAACGCAAAACATACCATCGACCAATTAAAAGTTTTAGGATTATAAAATATAATTTATGTTATTCAAATATACTATTAGTTTGGAAGTTGAGGTTGAATTTGAGGCACCGTTGTTAGGTGCTGACAACACCAAACACAAAAGAAAGTATGTTGGGTCAATTGCTAAGAAGACACTTCAAGAGATGATAAGTCTTAATAGTACTTCGTTGATTGTTGATAGAAATATTGAAGAGGACAACTTTAATGGAACAATTAAAGGTCGTGCACATTTAGGTAAATCAGATAAAAACAAATACTAATGACAGCGGAAGAATTCAACGAGAAATATAAACAGTACATACCTGAAGGTTGGTATGGATTGGGATTTAATATTTCGGATGTAACCGATTACTTGGATAAAGTAATGGAAGAATTAATTTTAATACCAGGTTTTGAACTTCACCAAATTAAATTAAAATTTAACACAGCAAGATTTTATTTTGAAACAAATTGGAAAGATAAAACTTTAGAATCTGCGTTGATGATTAAAATTGAGAGTAGGATAAACGAATTAGTAAAAGAACATGACGAAAAAAAGAACTCAATATGATTTACGTATCAATAGACATCGAGACTTCTGGTCTTGACCACGAGAAACACAAAGTATTATCTATCGGTGCAATCATCGAAGATACTGAAAATAAATTACCATACGAGGAGTGTCCTAAGTTCAATGCGATTGTTCTTCAAAATGAAATCACCGGTTCACCGAGAGCAATCACTATGAATGGAGGAATTATTCAAATGATTGGTGAATATCTTGAAGGTACTGATGAGACTAAACATCTTATACAAACACATTCTGATTATAGTTTTTATCATGAAGATGAGGTAATCAAAGAATTCTATATGTTTCTTTGGTGTAATGGATTCTCACTTTTAGATTCACAATCAACTCACGTAAATGGAAAGTTAACACCAATCATTGACGGAAGAACTAAATCAATTACATTAAATGTTGCGGGTAAGAACTTTGGAACATTTGATAAACTATTCCTACAAGAATTACCATGGTGGCAAAAGTTAATCCGTACTCGTCAAAGAGTATTGGACCCGGCAATCTTAATGGTTGATTGGAAGAGTGATAAGTCATTACCTAATTTAACACAGTGTAAAGAACGTGCGGGTGTTAGTGGAATTGTTACACACAACGCATTAGAAGATGCGTGGGATGTTATTGAGGTATTGAGAAAATTTTATTAATATGAAAAAGTTAATTATATTTATAATGTTATTGGGAGTGGTAACATTATACGCAAAACCGAAGTATCGAATTCAATCATGGGTTGTTGGTGGTACTAGAATGTATTTACCACAACAAAAAGTGTGGTATAGAACAAATTATTTTCCATTACCGTTTAAAATTTGGATGTCCGGAGATTACCCATTTCAAAATAAAGAACAGGCGGAAGAGATAATTAAAAATTGGAATCAATTGGACGTTGATATAAAAAAATATAAAAAAACTGAATTTTTTTACATAAATTAAAAACTAAAACATGTCTAAGATTAAAGACTTGAAACTAAACCCTGACAACAATCTAAATATTATTTCTATTTTAGAATTGTTTAGTCCTGATGCAAAATCTAAGTATACAGACACGTTACTTAGATTGATGAAAAGTACCCCAAATATTAAGGGACACATCAAAGAAGTGAAAACTCACATCAGTACAACATTTGATTTTATTAGTGTTGAGTCTTTGGATAATTTCTCAGACATTCAATTATTATTGGTTCATCGTTTTTTAGATACATTTTTTAATGAACAAGATTTAAAAACCTTTAGAAAATTCTGTGAATATAATGAAAGAGGTTTAATCACACAGAACGATTTAACAAAATATAAATCATTTGAAGAAATTGTTTCTTCTGTTAGTATTGCTGAAATGAGAGTTGACATGAAAGAAATGGAAACTCAAATCATTAAAATACATGAAGACGATGAGTGGTTATTATTAAGACCACTAACGTACGCATCATCTAAAAAATATGGTTCTAATACCAAATGGTGTACAACTCAAGAAACTAATCCGGAGTATTTTACAAAGTATACATCAAAGGGGGTATTGATTTATTGTATCAATAAAGTTAACGGTTATAAGGTTGCGTCATTTTATTCGTTGGATAAAAATGATCCAGAATTTTCATATTGGAACCAAAAAGATTCTCGTATCGATTCCACAGATTCTGAATTAACATTAGAATTAATTGGGTTTATTCGTGACTATGTCAAAGACCCTAAAGTCAAAACAAATCGTTACATGTTGGGTGATGATATGAGAGCCAAAGAAGATGTTTTATTGAAATCTAAAACATACAAAAGTGGGTCCGTACCTATGGATGTTGAGGAATCAACTTGGCAATCAGAACGACAATTAAGTACAAGAATTGATGAAGCAATTCGTAGAGAGAATTATGAAGAAGATGTCATCGAGGAACCCCAACAAGATATGATGGAGGTATCTGAAATGACCGAATTGTGTGAAACAGAACCCGAACC